CTTCATCTCCAGCTTTCACTCGAAATGAAGTCGGCTGGAGCCAGAAGAACTTGCCCGTATCAGGCTCGTAGCGAAGCATTTTCTCTAGGAACTCAATAGGGGGAAGCGGGGCGGGTACTGCCATCGGGAGCGCCTTACTTATTAGACAGAGTAGCAAATTCGACCGCCGACGTCCGCGCGCGCATCCGACGAACCGCTGTGGAGATTCGCGCACATGGCCCCCACCCGAGCGCCATTGCTAGCGTAGCCGCCCACATAGGCCACGCGCCAGCCGGAGCTTGTCCACAGAGCATCACCAGTGAAAGTTGTACCAGAGCCCCCAGTCACAGAGGCAGGTAACAACGCAAGACCCGACGCGAAATCTCTAATGAATGCCCCAGATCCCGATGGAACTGCTGGCTGGCTGGTGTATCCAGTCGCAGTGTCGTCCGCCCATTTAGATGGGTCAGCGCACAGATACGGTACAAGTTCATTTACGTTGATGCCGTCCACCCATTGCCACGACCTTCCGTAAAAGTTCTCCACGCCCCTGTACGACACATAGTCAGCATTATTGCCACTGGATGTGTACTTGTTTTCACTTCTGTTGCCTCTGCCGTTCGACAGCCCAGTGTTGACAACGTAAACATTACCTTCCATGGCCCCGTTGCCCAGCACCTTCTGGCTATTCATGTCCTGGTATTCAGTAAACAGAAGCCACTGCAGGGCGTTGTATTCCCAGAAGCCCAGCTGGTGCCAGCCAGCCCCGCGACCGGCGCAAGCTGTGCGGCACGCAGCGCGGGTCATGTTGGTGGTGTTGTTCACGCCGCTGGCAGAACCGTTGCCATTGGCGCCGGTCCCCTGGTAGGCCCCGACGTAGATGAAGCTCCTATTGCTTCCATCTGGTTTCACAAAGGCCGGATGCACGGCGTAACCGCCATCGGTTCTGACGCCTTTCTGCAGATGTAATGTATGTTGCATGTATGAGCCCGCTGCGGCTGTTTCGTGCAAGACGCTAAAGACAGGGATCTCAACCATCACTTGTCCGGCGCCACCTGTTAAGTCAGCAGCAGTTGCCCCCGCCGCTGGGGTAGCTGTAGTTGTGGCCGCGATACATTCCCATACGCTGCCACCTTGTTGAACGCGCTGGCCTTTGGTGTAGGTACCAGCAGCCCATGCAGGGGCAGAACCCCGCAGCGCAGTGTTAGCAACAGGCGCACCATGCGTCCCGGTATAGGGAGTGCTTAGCTCCGTCGTTTCGACAAGGCGCAGCCAGTCGCCAGCCCTCTTTGTGCTGTCATCGGCATCCAGGTAGTACGCGACAGAGCCCGCGTTGGTTAGAACACAGCGACGCATCCTGGAGGGGACATCAATGATCCGGTTGGCAGCGGGAGCACGCGTATAGGCGTCGGTATCGGCATTCCAGCCCAATGTGACAACTGGTGATGTCGTGATCTTTGCCGTTGCAGCAGATGACAGCGCCAGCGTCTGCGCAGTCGGTGTTGTCGAGTCCGTTGCGGTCGTCAGTGCCCGTAGGTACTTGTCCTTATCGCCTGTCTGGATCGTGTATGACAGCCCAGTAGCTCCTGCGATGTCAGCCCAGCCGCTAGTCCCGTCGGCACTGACCTGCCACTTGGTGGCATAGGTGATGGGTGCAGTGCCGCCAGTTGCCGTACCCGGCGTGGCGGTCAACGCAGCGCCAACCTCAGCAGCTCCAGCAACCGTCGTTCCTGTTGCCTGCACAAGCGGGGAGAGGGTCTGCTGCGTCACGACCCAGCGGAAGTACACCGTCCCGATCTTCAGGTTCGCGGTGTAGGTGGTGTTTGCGCTGGTGTTTGGCGTGTCGAGATACGAAAGCTGGCCGCTCCAGGTCCCGCCTGCGCCCACCGTTCCCCCAGCTTGCGCAAATCGGGCCCCGTTGGTGGTTGCCGAAGAGTCAGTGAAGCTGACGATTCCCCCAACTTTCCCCCTGATCGTCAAAGTCTGTGCGCTTGTAACGGCACCGCCAGCGCTAGCCACGGTCACAGGCGTCAGCACAAACGGGTCGGCCTGAGTTCCGGTGCCGCTCACGAAAGCAGGTGCTGCCGAAACGTCGGCAGGTGTGGGGACGATTGGCTTAGGCACTCCTCCAGCAGCGGCCTCTTCCCACCCCCCAGCACCCCCGTTAGCGGTCGGATCCCAGACATTGATCACCGGAGGGGTCTGGCTGGTGTCCACCCAGATCGTGCCGTTGGTGATGCCAGGGTGTGTTGCTGCTGTGGGGGCTGTCGCGCTGTGGATCACATGGCTATCGAGCACCCCAGACTTCAGCGCCTTGAAGGTGCCCTTGTAGTCAACGCCTGAGCGGTTGATCAGCAGAAGGTCGGTGTCTTGCATGGTTCTCAGGGGAGTGCGGGCAACAGGGCGATGTTCTTGGCCAGGTAGCCGTCATGCAGCGCCTTGGGCGTGACAGCCTTAGCGGTATCGGTGCCGGTGGCCGCCTCAGCGCTGGTGGCCAGCTGAACGGCACCCTGGGCCGCTGTGGTGGCGGCTGGTATCAGCGCCGGTGCCAGCAGATCGCCGGGCGTCTTGGCACTGAGGGTGGTGCCGGTACGGCTGAGCAGGTTGGCGGCCTGCACAAACGCCGTGGTGGCCAACTGAGTGGTGCTGGTGCCTGCAGCAGCTGTGGGGCCCGCAGGAGTGCCGGTGAAGGTGGGGCTATCGAGGCCCGCCAGGCTTTGCCAGGTCGTGCCGTCGTAGACCTTGATCACCGGCACGGCGGCGCTGGTGTCGGTCCAAAGCGTGCCTTTGGTCGGTGCGGCAGGAGCGGAAGGACCGGCGGAGCCCGCCAGGGCGGTGATAGCGGCCTTGACGCCGGCGGAGGTGACCGCCTTGGCGGTGTCCGCCCCAGCAGCCGCCTCCGCCGCCGTGGCCAGCTGCACCACACCCTTGGCTGTGGTGGTGGCGTCATCACCGCTGAGCACAGGAGCTGTGGCGGTGCCGCCCACCGTGATGCCGGTGCCGGCTGTTGCGGTGACGCCGGTGACGCCGGTGGTGGAGCCCACCCCCGCGCCGGCCCACTCGGTCCCGTCCCAGACCAGCAGCTCGTGCAGCAGCACCGTGCGCGGGGTCAGGCCCGTCCAGCTGGCGGCGGCAGTGCCGGTCTTGTTGGAGATCCAGACATCGCCGACAGCCGGTGTGGCCGGAGCGGCGGCGGTCGGGTCGGCGGTGCCCTTGTAGGTCAGCGCAGCCGGGAAGGTGATGTTGAGCACCCCGTCGCTGGCGATCGTGTAGCCCGTGCCCTTTTTGATGCCGCCCAGCGTGGTGGCGTCTGCCACCGGCAGCGTGTAGGCCGCCGGGATGGTGGGCTTGTTCTTGATGAAGGCGTCGCTGGTGTTGTCAGTGACGCTCCAGTCCACCTGGACGTTGACCTCGGCGCCGGCAGCAATGCCGTCGAGCTTGGTCTTGTCCGCTGCGCTCATCGCGCCAGACGCGGCGTTGGTGGCGTCGCTGATGCTGATCGCCCGCGTCGCACCAGTGCCGCTTGTGGTGATCGGAGCCGTGCCGGTGATGCCGGTGATGCCGCCGCCTGTTGCTGTGGCGATGGCGTCATTCACCACCTTCAACTGAGCGGGGGTGACCGCCAGATTCGTTGCAGTGCCGGTAGTCGCTTCCGTGTTGGTGGCGATCCGAATCACACCTTTGACGGTGCTGGTGGCATCAGGTGTGGTGGCCGCCGCCACCGCATTGATGTGATCCCATTTGGCGCCATCCCACAGGATCCAGTCACCAGCAGCCACCGTGGCGCCAGCCGCGCCGGTGAAGCTGGCGTCAGCTGTGCCCGCCTTGCTCACTACATACAACCCATCCACCTTCGGGGTTGCAGGGGCTGCGACCGTCACGTCCAACGCACCGGCGTAGGTGATGGCTCCTGTGACCGAGGCGTCCAAGGTGCCATCGGCGCTCACCGTCAAATTGGTGCCGACCTTGATGCCACCAAGGGTGGTTGTCGTTGCCGGAGGCAGTGTGTAGGCCGCTGCCGTAATGGCGGTGTTTGTTGCCTTCAGCAGGTCAGCAGTCACCACGCGGTCACTCGCACCAGCGGTGACATCTGCTGCTGTCGCTAACTGCGAAATGCCTGCAGCACTGGTGGTGGCTGTCGGCACCACAGAGTCCACAGTGGCCCAGCCGGTGCCTGAGTACACCTTCAGGACCGGGGAGCCGGTGCCAGAGGTATCCACCCACAGATCACCCTTGGCCGGTGCTGGCGGGTGCGTTGTGCTGGCGGGTGCGCCGCTACTACCAGCCACCAGCCAGTTGGTGCCGTCGTAGATCTTCAGCGTGGGCGACGCTGGCCGCGTGGTGTCGAGCCACAGCCACCCCGCTGATGGGGTCGTAGGTGCCGATGTGCTGCGACTGACGCCGGTGATGCGGCGCACAGCACCAGCTGAGTCCTTGATCGTGAGGAACGGGTCGGCTGCGTTGAAATTGACAGCAATCTGCCCTTCATCAAGCTGCGCAGGCGTTGGCAACTTGCCTGAGACAGAGCTGCGTAAGTGACGGTGGTACACGGCTATCTAGCCAAGGTCGCGCCTATCTAGGCGTGCCACCAATCTAGGTAGCGCCTCTAATAAGTCCCTGCATCAAGGAAGGGAACATTGATCCACTGACCCGAGCGGAACTGCAGGACATCGCCTTCAGCCGGTGTGGTCAGCGTGACATCAAGCAGGTCATCCAACCGGCTGACGGTGCTGCCACCGCCCCCTCCGCCACCGCTAAGGGTGTCAATTCTGGAATAGCCGGGGGCTGCGCCATTGCACAGGATCCAGTCACCAGGATCGAAGCTGGTGCCTGTCAGTACAGGCGTGGCATTACCCGCGACATTGCAGACGAAGTAAATGCCCGTGCGAGCGTCAGTTGCGGCAGGGATGGCATCGCCAGTCTTGAGACCTTCTGCCGTGCCGAATTGCGTGACGCCGGTGATCAGACCAGTGGCTGCATCAAAAGTGCCGCAATAGCGCAGGTTTTCAGCACTCAGTCGGCCGATGCCGATGCTGAACCATGAATTGGAGTTCCACATGCGCAGGGCGCCGGTGGATTCCTGCAGCCAGATCGTCCCAGCGTGAATCCCGGTCGTAGGTGGAGTGGTCTCCTGGATGAAGGCGATGCTGTAATCCGCCAGCATCTGCCGCGTGATTGATCCAGCCTGCAGTCGCGCAGCGGGCAGGAAGCCGGTGGTGATCTTGCCAGCATCCACCGAAGCGATGTCTGCATCGGTGACTTGGACGGCACCAGCAACAACGTGGCCGGCAGCGTCGGTGGTCACCTTCGCGTAGCTGCCCGCAGGTGCGGCGCTGTTGGTGTGGCTCAACGCACCGTCAGCTGCAACGCTGAGCGATGGGCCTTTGACGATGACGCCACCCAGAGTGGTGGGGGTAGCAACGGCAATGCTCAACTTGCCGTCGGCAGCGACGCTGGTTCCGGCTCCTGGCATCACGGCGCCGACTGTGCTGCTCAGTGCAATGGGCAGGTCACCACCCAGTAGCTTGCGGAAGAGCGGCTTGCCATCAGCGCCGTTGGGAGCCGCCCAGACCGTGTTGGCGATCTGGTTGTCGAGGTCGATGGAGACGCTGGTGGCGGCTCCGCTGGTGACGGTGACCGCTAATGGCGTACCGCTATCGGTGACAGCCAGCGTCTGGATGCCGGCGTGCTGCACCCAACCCGTTGCTGTGTAGGTGTAGGCAGAGCCGGTGGTTGTGTTAAAGCCACCCTGGCCGACGAACTTGCCAGGCGTCGTCGGCGCTCCGCTCAGCACGACCGATGCCGATTGATCCGCCAACTTGGCGGCAGTGACGCCGCCATCTGCCAGGGCGCGGGTGCTGACGGCTCCAGTGCCGAGCTTGGCCTCCACCACGGCACCGGCCGCAATGGTGGCGGGGAAGGTGCCTTTGCCAGAGCCGGTGACATCACCCGTCAGGACGATGAGCTGGTCGCCGGTGTTGGTGCCGCTGCTGGTGCCGCTGAAATTGCTGCCATCCACCCAGCTGCCACTGCGCAGCGCCAAGGTGCCAAGGCCAAGCGTTGTGCGCTGCCCCGCTGCGTCGGCTGCGGCCAATAGCGCACGACCGACAGCAGTGCAGGCGAGTTCCTGCGCAAAGCCAGAGCCGCTGGCGCGGCCCAGCACCACATCACCTTGGCTGACTTGGATGTTGCTGGCGGATACGCCAGAGCTGAAATCAATCTTGGCTACGGGGATCGAGCCCGCATCCATATTGATGACGACACCCTCCAACAAATCCTTGGCGGTGATCGCCTTCGTTTCTGACGCCGATAGGTCGGCAATCGGCAGCAAGTCAGTGGGGGAGACACCGGCCTCGGGCAGGCGTGTCAGCGCCGAGATCCTGGTGTCTGCCACAGCTTCCGGGGTGCTACAGGGCTCCCCTCAGGTTAGTCCGTAGGTTCAGTCAGCAAGAAGTCAATGTCCTGCTCACGCATGATCCGGTCGTAGTCCTCCTTGAGGATGTAGCCGGACGGTTCGCCAACACGTAGGTGGAACTCGCCGCTGGTTACAAAGTCGAGCGCCACGGTGATCACGCCGGTGGGATCGACCTCGATGCCGGTGCGGGTGGCGATTGCCGTGATCTCGTAGAACACAGGCTTGCCGTCGAGGCCGTCGGTGAGTTGCAGGATCGCGTCGAACTGCGCGCCCAGCTCGGTGCGCAAGATGATCTGCGGCAGCAGGATGCTCATCTCCTGGTCGTTTGGGGCCGCGTCACACAGAGCACGCTTGGCCTGGAACCAGCAGTCGATCGTGCCGCTGCCGGTGATGTTGCCTGCGCTGAACTGCTCGGTGAACAGATCACCCAGGCTCGTCGTATCAATCGCAGCGCGATCTGTATTGAACGTGAAGCGCCGCACACCTCCCAAGACGTGGTGGCCGGTGTCCCTCACATTCACCTGAATGGGGATCGGCGCCCCGTTGAACTCAACCATCTCGCCGGCCTTGTCCTTGTCGTTGTTCAGAGCGCCTTCAAAGCTCTGGAACATCCGCACACCACCCATCGAGTTGATGTGGGCGTAAATCATGGCGTTGTGATGGACCCGCTTATCTGGCCACCAATCAGGCTCGATGAAGATCAGACCTCGCGGGTCGCTCGTTGAGATCTCCAGGCGGTCGCCCTGAATCAAGTTGGCGTCAGATCCCTCAAAGCCGAATCGCTTGATCAGCGTGTTGATGTCTTCCGGCCGCACCAAGCTCTGAAATGAGATGCCAGTGCGGCGGCGCAGCTGCACACAGCCCTGATCGCCGGTGGTAAACATCAGCCCAGCCCTCGCTTGAGATCACCGTTCACGGTGAAATCCACGCTTACTTTGGAGACCTCGCCCGAGTCGCTGCCAAGGTCGGCGCGGGTGAGGTAGGCATCCACCAGCAGCCGATCCGCTGCCGTGGTGCCCACTGCCAGTTCCAACGACACCAGATCGCTTTCGTTCAGCTCACCTACGCGCACCAAGCGCTGCAGCAAGCTGTTGAACTCCGTGTTGATTTGACGGTCTCTGAACCCCAAGCGGTAATAGAACAGTTGCGCCGTTCCGGTCGCGCTCTTCATCCCCGGCCTGTAGGTCGGTGCGAACTGCTCGACCGTTGTGGTCTCCAGCAGATCGGTGGACACGCTCAACGTCCAGCCGCGCACCTTGGCGACGGGTTTGCCCAGATACAGGAGGCTGCCGTGTCGTCCGCTGAAGAAACTCATGGCGCCGTCCTCAGCCGCAGTCTACGCCGATCTCTTTGAACAGCCCGGCGCTGAGATCGGCCACCAGGCTGGTGGCGCTACCGCCGTTGATCACGCACGGGTGCTCAACGCCGCGCACCGTGATCTCAGCGTCCTCATTCAGCGCGACATCGGTGACGCGGAAGACGCGCCGCGCATCGCTGCTATTACCCAGGACAAACAGGCTGCCGGGCGTCGCATTCAAATTGGTGGCGACGCCGTTGGTGATCGCAACACCGCTATGCACCTGCGGGTCGCTCTCGCTGTTGTAGGTCATCACCGTGTAGACACCATCTTGAACCGCCACGTCCAGCGGCAAGTCCAATACGCCGCTCTCTTGCACCACGCCAGTCCGCACTGAATCCCAGCGCTTCAGGCCGATGTCCACAAAGATGTAGGCGCCAGGCTGCACGGGGCTGTCGGTGGGCACGGTCTTGAACTCGATCGTGCGCTGCACGTACCGACGCTGCTGGCACAGCATCCGCCCGTAGAGCACCGCCTGCTCCTTCTGGCTCACCCAGTCCGATAGATCGAAGGTCTGCCAGATCGCATCGTTGGTGTTGGTGTCGCTGCGGCACAGGGTGACGCTGGTGTTGCGAGCGAAGATCTCATCGGCCGTGATCTCGCGGTAGATCACCGTGGCCACCAGATCCTTGGTGTTGTCGCCGTAGTCGAGATACTCCTCGCGGTAGCTGTCCTCAAGGATGTTGCCCTCGTTGAATAGCGCCGAGATCGTCAAGCTGGTGGTGGCTCGCCCGTCAGCTGTGACCGGCAGCGCCGGCACCAGCGTCTCCTTGCCGTTCATGCGGGCAAACTCCAGCAGGCTGAAGGGTGCTGCCTCAACCCAGAACTCACGCCAGCCGCGCCGATCAGCAATCACGCCATCCATGAACAGCTGGCAGCCCAGGCCGTTGTTCTTGCAAAAGCGCTTCGCCAACGCCAGCCGGTCCCAATCCACCGCATTGGCGTTGGCAAAGTTCTTGATGCCGTTGGTGGCATCCATCACGGTGTCCGCGAAGATGTCCGGCGCGTAGCAAGCACCGTTGCCGGACTGGTACGGACCGCTGCCGTCATCCGCCACCTTCCAGCTGGATTTGCCTTCCTGCACGTAGGCAGTGATTGAGCGGAGATCCTCCACCCCATTACTGGCGTAGGTGTGGAACGCAAGCAGGCTCATGTCCTGGTATTTCCCGAAGATCGGGCAGCGGGTCTGCTCGGTGACGTTCACCAGCTTGGCTTCGGGGCCGTTGTCGTAGCTGGCCTGCACCTGCGTGTCGGAGTGCACCGAGAACATGTCCCACTCATTGGTGTAGTTGGGACCACGCTCCCGCATGTCAGGGAAGAGATTGCCTGCAAGTGACACGAAGCGTCCATAAAAGCTCACAACGCCATCAGCGACGCCGATTGTCTTCACTGAGCCAGCGTTGTGTATATAGGCATAGCCGCTGTAGCCCGATTCTTTAATCTCAGCAGACGGGTCAACAACAGGGATAAAGCGAAACTCTCTTTTCGCCTTGTTGGCCGATTCAAACATCAGTGTGATGTAGTGGTCGGCATCGTTGCCGCGCTCGACAGCGAAGACCTGCGGAACACGCAGCCACGACCCCCCGTCGCTATTGCGCACCAACATGCTGAAAAACATCGTGCGTCGCTTGACACCGTTGTCGCTCAGCTTGTAACCATCCGGTGCGTCGTGCTCGCCGTAGGTTTTGGCGCGACCAGAGATCCGGCGGAACAGGCGCACGCGGAAATTGAAACGCACCTGATTGCAGCTGGTGACGGTCTGGTAAAGCGCTTTCGACATCTTCACCAGCGCTTTGCAGTAAAAGCTGTCATCAACATCAGCAACCAACCTGTTCCAGTTCTTGATGACATCGTTGGCCCACGCCAGTGCCTTGCGCTTTTCTGCGATCAGCTCGTTGATGCTTTGCTTAACCAGCCGCACGCCAACTAGGTCAGGCGTCCAGCGCTTCTCGTTGTTCAGCTCTTCCAGCTTGTCGTCGATGCAGTCAAGGCCGCAGGCAAAGCGCTCCTGGCTGATGCCGGGGAGATCAAACGGGACTGTCGATTCGCGAGTGATCGTCAGTAGGTTTTCTCTTGTGTCGTCCAGCAGGTCGTTGATTAGCTCGTTCAGCTCTTGCTGCTTATCGCTCTTTTCATCCCGCCATGCCTTGAGCTGTGCGCGGGTGCGCTTATTCTGTCTGCGCTTCTGCGCGATGTAGTCGTCAATAAAATCTTTGCGCTGTTCCCTGAGGGTTTCGATCTTCTTTTCAATTCGAGCCAGACGCTTGGCGCTGGCGTCTGCATCCGAAAGAACCTCGAAATTTTCGCGCTCTTTGGCAATCTGATTTGCTAGGTCAATGGCGGTTGGCTGCTGCTTGGCCTCCGCTTTCCACACATCATTCAGCTCTTCCAGGTCGTTGCTTAGCAGGTCGTTCAGCTCTTTTATTCGAGCCTTGATTGCGATTGCTGTTGGGTCAGTGGCAATAATGTACTTGCGCAGCTGTTTGCTCGCACCCCCAGACATAAGGCGGTCGCGTATTCTACGCAGCTTCTTTCGATCACTACGCAGCTCTTGCCGCAACTTCTTAGTGCTTAGCTTTGGCTTTTCCGACAAGAACTCTTTAAGGATTGCCTGCGTGAAGGCAACGGAGCCTCCCACGGGGAAAACGATTGAAGAGTTCTCGTCTAGATCGTTGGTCCAGGTAAGAGTTCTCTCGCCGGTGAACAGATAGTTCTTATTCTGCTCGCCCAGGTCTCCAAGCCCGCTGAGCTTGGGCATGGTTAAATCTTCGGCGTAAGCCGGCAGTTTCCCATCAGTTTCCTTGAGCTGCTCTGCGGTATAGCGAAATACATATGCGTGTGCAGAGGCAAGATTGGCCTCAACTACTTCATTGGCTACCAGTCCGTTGATTTTTAATTCAGGGATCTCCCCGTCGACGGCGAGCTTCAGTAACTTCCGAGCCTTTTCATACGGCTCCTTGTCGTCCTCCTCATACTGGCGAGCTTTTACTCGGTCATAGTTAGTGGTCGGCCTGCGTCCAGGCTCTGTGCATTCAAATCCAGCACGAATTGAGCTTGAGTTCAACGACATATCATCGTCAACCCAGCGCATTTTGAAATTGGCGCTGCCAAGTCGGTAAATAGCTCCACGGTCCAAATTATTGACAAGCTGCAGCCTTAGATCCTTGGCCGCTTCCTTGGCCGAAGCCGCATCGTCTTCGTCAATCTGTCGGTCAACTTGATTAAAGCGAAGCTGAAACTGATCACCAACGTTGTAAAAATCCTGGAACGCTCCCCCGTCTATAGCAATTCCTATCGGGGCGCTGCGGACCTTGCCCTCCTGGTCTCTCTCAAGCACGTCAACATGAATGGGGATCGGGGCGTAGACACCCAGCTCGGTGGCGGTGGTCGGCGTGTACGCCTGGGAGTAGCCCTCCCAGAGCTGGTTGCTCAGGTTGCGTGGCAGGTGGGTGATCGTGGCGCCGGGCACTGCCGCAGGATCTCGGTCGTCACCGTGGGTGCGCTTGCTGAACTCCACCGGCCCGCGGTCCGGCGAGTAATACATCCAGGTGTTCGACGCCGAGAACTGCCGCGCCGGCAGCTGGCCAAACGCTGTCTTGTTGAAGTCCAGCTTCTTGATGTTGGAAGCCCCCACCAGCAACAGCAGCTGCATGTACTGACCGGTGCCGGTGCTCTCCACCGACGACCACAGCAACGAGGTCGCCACACGCACCGCGCCCTTGGGGTTGATGCTGTCGTTGCAGTAGACGAGATTGATCGGGTCGCCGTAGCGGGCCAGTTCCTGCGTGCCGTTGAAGCCGGAGCGCGGGGCAAACGATTTGTCCCGCAGCTGGCGCTGATACTTCTGCTTCTGTACTTCCGGTTTGGGTGCCAGCAGGGCGGCACCGACCTGCATCAACACACCAACGACGAACAGCACAATCGCCGTGGGTTCGCCACGCAGCGTCTCTAGCCGCTCTGCACCAGACAGCGCATAATCTCGCTGCGCTGCCAGGAACAGCAGGTAGTCGTCTTCGCTCAGGCCCAGCTGCTGGCACAGCCCGCGCTCATACGGCAGGAGCTTGCGGTTCATGGCAGCGGGCGAAACAAAGGAATTGAGCCAGGCACGCGCAGTTGGTGGGCCACAGTCCCTGACTCACGCAGGTGCAACATGCCGCCTTCTTCTGTGACAACAGCGAAGGCACCTGCAGCGCTGCCTTGGAACAACAGCACATCGCCCGGCTGCGGTGTGGTGACGCGGCTGCAGTGATCAAGCAACCAGCGCATTAACCGCATCCGAGGCAGCGTCGCTTCAGTGTAGGTGCCATAAACCCAGTCGAACTCAGGGGCGTAATCCCTTAGCCCTAACCTGCGCCGCACTTCACACACCAACTGGAAGCAATCGGTCAGGCCGCTGCCATCGCCAGGTGCATGGCCCCAGCCATACCGCAGCCACAGCAGATCATTGCAATGAGACATCGCTGTTCAAAGGCAAGACGCCGCTGTTTTCAACTGTGATCACCCGCGCCGGAAACGTCCCGCCCACTGAATCCAGCGCACTGCGGAAGCGGCATTCAATCGTGATTTCGCTGAAGGTGCTGCCCTGCCCCACGTAGAACTCAGGGATTGGATCGGGGATCGGCTGCAGCGCACTGTTGAGCCACAGGTTGCGCAGCACCAGCTCGCTGTTGCGGTTGCCGTCCCCACCCTCCAGCAAGGTGATCGCCATCTCGATGTTGGGGAACAACACCGTCAGCGTCTCGTTGTCGCCGCCGATCGTCATCAGCGACCCTGAGATCTGGAACGGCACGAACTGGTAGGTCTGGCCCAGGAAGGTGTAGCTCTGCTTGACGAAGAAGTTCTGCGCTAGCAGCTGGGTGCCGTTGCGCATCTTCAGATCCAGCAGCTGGCAGATCTGAATGTTCACGCTGCCGCAACCTCGCTGATCAGCTCAACGCTAACGGTGCAGTACCCGGGATACACCGACTGCACCTTGGGCTCTGATGAATACGCCCACTGCACATTGGCGGGTGCGCGCATCCTGCTGGTGAGGCTGCTGCTCATTCCAACGAACAGCTCTGCCGGCAGATTGAACCGATAGAACGGCCCGCCCACGCTCTCGAAGTGGGCAATGATCTGATCGGCGGTGGCATCCGGGATGTTCTTGAACTCCAGGCTCATCGCATGACCGGAGCGGGTGTTGCTGAACGAGCGTTTCCAGATTGCACCGCTGAGGGTGCGGTAGCTGCGGATCGGCAGCTGCCCAGGGCTGAAGCTCCGGCTGGAAGGCTTAATGGCGGGGAAGGTCATAGTCCGAGCGACCGGCGGGTGCGGGGTGATTGACGAAGGCGATCCATGGCGCGGCGTTCACCATCGGCGGCGCCCTTCTTGGCGGATTGCGCCATCGCCGCCTCCAGCTGTTCCCGGTCCACCCAATCGCGGTCCATGAACTTGGTGGTCTCGAAGTTCATGTTCAGCACCGGCGCGTTGTCGCGGCCCCTGGCCTTGATGTCGTTCGACGCCATCATGCTGCGCAGGTTCTGATTGTTAGTGATGCCACCCGATTGACCGGGGACGAACAGCTCGGGACCGCGCTCGCCGACGATCGTGGGTTGGCCAGGAGTGGGCGAGCCACCGGAGGCAAGCATCGGGTAAGCCTTAAAGCCAGACAGATCAAGGTTCGGGGCACCTCCTCCTGGAGTACTACCGCCGCTCATGCCGGCGAACATCTTGGCGATGCCGATGGCGATGTAGGTGGCAATCATCTGCTGGGCGGCACTAATCAGCGCATCGCCGATCCCCTTCAGCATGTCGGCGAAGACCTGCTCAGCCGTTTTGGCACCGCTCACAAGATCGGCGACGCCTTGGGTCATCGCAGAACTGATCGCACCGCCGACACCCATGTAGGCACTCTCCAGTGCCTGCGCTTTCATCGTGGCCAGGTCGGTGGCTTCTTGCAGCCTGGCCAGCTCGGCCGCCTTTTCAGGGCTTCCGTATTTCTGAAGCGTGGACTCGTACTTGTCGCCGGCGCCGCCAATGAAGCCTGCATTGAGCCCTGCTCCCGCAGTGCTCAGTTGCCTTTCAGCGTTCGCTTTTTCAAGCAGGTACTGCTGCTCTTGCTGGACCTTCAGCAGTTCTTGCTCCAGCGCAATCTGCGCGCGGGTGGTGGCAACGCGAGTCTCCAGGCCCGTGTTGATCTCCTTGAGAACAGTGTTGGCCTCGTCCTGCGTCAGCTTGCCTTCCTTGACCGCCTTGTTGATCTGCTTGAGAACTTCGTCGCGGGCGGTGTAGATCGCGTTGATCTGAGACTCACCTTCGGCTTGCTTGAGCACCCGCTCCAGCTCGTTCTCACTCAGCGCACCAGCGGTGGTCATCAGGCCGAGCTTGGCCTTCTCCAGATCGCGCTGCTGCGTCAGCTCTTGAGTGCGGGCGGTGCCACGCGCCAGCTCCTGCAGATCGAACAGTCCCTTCTCAATGTTGAGCTGCTGGAGCTTTTGCTCCAGGGCCAGCTCCTCCTGCTTGGCCTTGATCAGGCGGTCATTCGCCGCAACCATGCCTTGGGTGTCGGCGCCAGGTGCCCCGAAAGTGGGGCGGGGAACACCCGAAGCGGCGGTCCTGAACTGAGCCGCAGCGCCATTGCCGCCAATCCCCAGGATCTGACGCACGCGGCGCGATAACGCCTGCTCCTGCCCAACCGGCACCTGCGCCGCCGGAACGTCAAAGGCCCTGCCGTCGTAGTGATAGCTGTTGGGCGAATGGCGCCCCACAGGATTAACGCCTTTCAGCTCGGTGGTCTTGATGCCCGCCTTGTTCAGCAGCTCCGCTGCCGCCCGAGCCTCTTTCGCTGTCGCGTAGGCGATGTGCTCGTGATAGTTGTTTCCGCCGTGATCCGCGCGATACCCGCTGCTGCTCCGATCGCCGGTGAGGTATTCGATCGGCTGACCGATACGCCCAGGTACGCCAGGCCCACCACCACCAGCAGGTGTGCCCAACGCGCCATTGATGACGTTCTGCTCTTGGACCTGGCGCGCCACCTTCAGCTGGTAGTCCGCCACCGCCATCTTGTAGTCCTCGATCTGCCGTTCCAGTTGCAGTCGGGACTTGGCCTGCTCGTAGATGTAATCGGCGGTGGCCTTGTTGATGTCCGCCAGGTTCACCTCTAACTGGCGGCGCTTCTGCGCGATGTCGGCTTCACCAGCGCGGCGGGCGCTGATGAACGCCCGCACCCCTTTCAGCAGCTCGTCGGTTAGGCCCTGGCTGCCGCTGAACTGCTTGCGCAGTGCAAGGTCGCTGGAGTCGATGCGCAGCTGCGCCGCCTTGCGGGCGTTGTCGATCTCCTGGCGGGCCGCCTCTTGGTTCTTGGCGAAGATGTCGCTCTCCACCTTCCGGCGGAAGTCCGCCGCGGCCATGGTGATGTCGGCCGCCTGACGCTGCAGTTGGAACGCCTCGCGGTACGCCGACTTGATTGCATCAGCCTGCGCTTCGGCAGCCTTGCGGGCTTGCTCCTGCGCTTCGGGCGAGATTTTGGTGCCTCCAGTGGGGGCGGGTAGGAGCTTTCGGTACTCCTCGATGAGCTTGAGCCGGGCTTTCGTTCCTTCCTCGGGACCCAACGAACGGAAAGCCTGATCGCGTCTCTTGAACTCTTCAAACTTTCCACCAAGCCCAGCCGCCTTGAGATCTTTCTCAAGAGCCGCCATTTGGTTGACGCCGTTTGTGGTGGTGATCGGCCCTGCAAGTAGGCGCAGCAGGTCTCCCAGCGGACCGGCAATAAGCGCCTGCATACTGAGATTTAGCTCAGCCCATGCCTTGCTTAGGTTGTCGGCTTCAACTCCTAATTGCTGCAGGTCGCTAACACCCTGATAGCCAATCTTCTTGGCAATTTCGCCCTGCACTACCGCCGCGGCCTCGGTGACCCGGCCGACTTCAATCAGCTTCTGGACGTAATACTCCTGGCTCTTTCCAGCCAGCAGTCCGGCATCCTTGATCTTCTGGAAGTTGGTGATGGGGTCGCGCAGGGCCTTGCCCATGTCCATCGCCGCTGCGGCGAACTGGTCCATCACCTGGCCAATGGCACTGGTGAAGACGCCGATCATTGGGTTGGCGCTGCCCAGTGCGCCGCCGGCGAAACCACCAGCGGTGGCCAGAGGACCGGCCCCGAATAGCAGCGGGAATGCACCGGAGACCAGCGTGTTCTCGACCCGCTTCTGAAGTTCCTCGCCTTTCTTCTTCTTGTTCTTCAGATCCGCCAGTTGCACCTGACGACGGGCAACAGTCAGTGCTCGCGCGTCTAGCTGTTCAGCCTTAATGCGCTCCGCGTTTTGCTGGCGCAGGATCTCGACCGAGCGAGCGTCGATGGCGGCTTGTTCGCTGAGCGCCTTGGTGCGGGTGCGTAAGACCTGCACCGACTTGCCTTCCAGCACCGTGCGGGCTTGTGTCTTCTGCAGGGCGTCCTCGGCGGCCTGTTTCGTCAACGCCTGCGCGTTGAGCATCTGCCGGTAGCCCTCTTGGGCGGTGCGGGTGTTGCCGCCGGGGAACAACTGGCCGCCGGCCGGCACTTGGCCCAGCCCGTAGTTCGCACCCTGCAGCCGGGACTGGCGAGCGGCCATAGCGGCCTCGCCTTCGCGCAGCACTTTCAGCCAGTTGTAGCGGACCTCCAGGTTTTGCTTCGCCAGCTCAGCTTCCTGCTTGGCCAGCTCCACCAGGGTGCGAGCAGCGGCAGCGCTCTTCAGCCGCTCACGGGCCGCTGCAGACTCGGCCGCTTCCTTGGCCCGCAGTGCGGCCAGCTCCGTCTGGGCATTGGCGGCAGCTTCGGAATCACGCTTCTGAGCGTTGCGGCCGGAGGTGAGGTAAGCCTTCCTGCGGGCGGACTCTGCGTCACGCACGTCCTGGGGCTGCAGGCCCTGTGCTTTGCGCACCAACTCGTTGAGTGCACGCTGCTCAGCAACTTCAGCCTTCTTGGCTGCAACCAAACCTTGCGCAGCAACCCAAGCCTCTTCGGTCGAGGAGTGGAAACTTTCCATCTCCTTGGTGAGTCCTGAGACCTGCTTGCGCAGTTGGCTCATGGACATGCCCTCGGCCAGGGCATTCATGGCCTGAACCGTGGTCTTGATCTCTGTGTTCAGAGAACCAAAGACGTTGGTGAGGCCCTTAACTGATTTGCCAGCGCCTTCAAAAGCGCTCTGGATCTTTCCGCCAAGGACAAGATTGTCGAGGCCAGTAACAGCCCGCTTCGCCGCTGGACCGAAGGCCATGAAGGCGGCGGTGGCCGCAGCGATCCCGCCAGCAGCTGCCAAACCACCAGGCCCCATGGCCTGAATGGCCGCTGTGATGGCATTGATCGGACTGGTCAGGCCCTCAAGGGAAGACCCGAAGGTGCGCAATGCTTGGGCAGCACCCCCCGACCCAAAAATGCGCGGGAGCTGTGACGCTGCAGCCGCTAGCGCATTGATCCCAGCGACGCCAACAACTGTTTTTCCGCCAAAGTCAAACGCTTTGGCTATATCGCCTAGGCGCTTTCCAAAACCACCTAGCTGTCTATCTATAACAGATAGAGTTTTACCGTATGCCTTTAAGTTTCGCTCTGCAATGTTAAGCCCGCCCTGTGCGGCCTTCTTTCCTATATCTATCCACGCGTCGCTTTTAAGGTTCTGGAGAGCCTTGGTCAGCTTGTTGATCTGACTTTCAGCCTGCTTGATGTCGGCCGTTACCTGGATTTTGGCTTCGTTGCTCGCCAAGGTGCCGACCTAACTGCGTCAGCCCAGTTTAGGAGCGGCGGTAGCAGGTAACCTATTGAGGTGCCCCGGCGGGTTGCAGCCCCCGGAGCGCGACCACCTCAACAGCACTGAGATGATGACTCTGAGCCTACCGGCAGTAGGGACGCGCTTTGGGCGTCTTGTTTTTGTTGGGCCAGGCAGCCGCAGCAGCCATTGGGTGTTCCAGTGCGACTGCGGGAGCCCTCTGAAAGAAACGTGGCACGGGCCTGTGCGGAAAGGGATCGTGCAGAGCTGCGGTTGCTTGTGGCGCGAGACCGTGCCAGGAAGCAACAGAACGCACGGAATGAGAGAAACGCGCATCTACCGCCTGTGGTCGATGATGCACGATCGCTGTAGGAACCCTCAGAACAAGAGGTACGAAAACTACGGAGGTCGGGGGATAGCGGTCTGTGATCGCTGGGCCAGCTTCGAGAACTTCTACGCCGACATGGGCGAACGCCCCGAAGGAACGACATTGAACCGCATCGACAACGATGGTCCCTACGCCCCGTGGAACTGCGAGTGGGGAACTGACAAGGAACAGGCGAGGAACAAACGAAACAACAAACTGCTGACCTACCAAGGGAAAACCCAGCCCCTGTCTGCCTGGGCAGAGGAGCTGGGTCTCAACTACAACACGCTGAACACAAGAGTTCAACGGGGCTGGACTGACGAGAGGGTGCTGAACACCCCCATCAGAAAGGTCAGCGTCGCCTGGCGCGCTTCATAGCTTGTTCCTGTTGGTCGTTTAGGTGAGCGAAATATGCTGACCACAGCAATAGTTCGGCGGGAGTGATTTCCTGCCAAAGCCTGGTCAGCGTGTAGCCCAACTCTTTAGCTACTGCTAGGGACAGCAGAAGCCAGTTGTCTTTTTCAAGTTCCTTTTGCAGAACTTTTGGGCTCCAGCGGCTCCCCTTCGTCCTCCTGGAGGATACTAAGCATCAATTTTTGCAAATCCGAGTCCCGCACTTCGTGCTTCAGCTCGGCCAGGTCGGCGGGCATGAACAGACGCTGGCCCGACTCGTCGAGGGCCTTGTCCACCAGCAGCTGCAGCGCGAAGGCGTTGGCGTCATCACCCTTGGCGGTGCGCTGAGCCTTGTCCCGCTCAGCCATGGTCAGCGGGCGAGACCAGAAGGTGAAGGTGGTGCCATTGCTCAGTTCCACGTCCTTGCGGGCGGGCACCAAGTTGGCGGCTTGCTTCAGACGGTCGATGGCACGGATGGCAGACGCCATGCAGTCAGAGTGCGTTACTCAGGTAAGTATAGGCTTTACGCCATTAAAAAGCCCCGCGCAGGGCGGGGCGGTGGTCATCCTCGCGTACCCGAAGGTCAGCTCAGAGTCAGGTTAAACAGGTGAGACGGAGGACCAGACAGCGAGAAGTTGATCGTGGCCACGATGGCGTCGCTGGTGTTCACCGAGATGGAGAAACCTTCCAGGGACACAGGTGCCTCGATGTAGGACGACAGGGT